TGGGCACGGAGTAGGCGTACAGCCAGGTCGTGCTGGGATTGTTCACCGCGGCCAGAGTGCCGCGGCAGGTGGTGAATCCCCAGGAAGCCATCTCGAAGGCAGAGGCGCACGCAATCGGGTAGAAGATGGCGCAGTAGCCAGCCTGCGCCGATCCATCGGGCGGAGAGATGCTCGATATGTTGGCCGAGTCTCCGATGTGGCTCAGGGCGAGATTGCAAATATCTACAACTGATGGCATGGATTCCTCGCAAAACAAAGGGCCGACGCGGTAAGCTATCGGCCCCTTGGTTAATCGGCTCCCTGTTTCATCGACCCAGGGATTAAGCCTCGCCGGAGCCTTCGGTTTTATCGGCCGACTTGGCCGACTTTTTCGGATCGACCAGTTCAAGGTTCCCGGAAACCGTGGTGCCATCCGGAGGGGTGTAATCCACGTACTGTCCGGGCTCGACGATGGCCCCGTTGATGTAGGAGGTCTCTTTGACGAGATACTTTGGCATATCCTTCCTTCCTGCTGCTGGCGAATATCTCGCGGTCGCAGCCACTGCTGGTTAAATGATGGCGAACCCGGACGCATACGACTTGCCGCCGTCCTGAGTTTCCAGGCCATAGTCGGCGAACAGCGTACCGGCAGTTCCGGTTCCGGTTGGGGTGAAGCGAGCCCCCAGATAGCGGCGCCCATTGCTGCCCAGCAACGGACTGAGGTCTATGGCGAAGCGAGCGCCCGCGGCGAGCGACGCTACCGGGATGCCTTTGAGTTCCCCGACAGTGGTCACATTCACGGAGAGCGCGGCATCGTCGGCGACAATCGCTTCAAGGTCGAGAGCGGTTAGGCCAGTGAAGGCGGTTCCGACTTCGACGCGCAGGAATGTGTCTTCGCCCGCGCCAATGTCACGCGCCACGCCGAGGTCGATGGTGTTGGTGGATAGCACCACTAAAGATCCAATGACGGTCTGAAAGCTGACCACACCGGCAGCAGTTACACCGCCTGAAACAATAAGGTTATTGTCAACGTACATTGTCGTTTTCCCTTCTCTGTGGAGGCCCCGGTTTTATACGAGGCCCGTCACGGGTTGAGCCACTAGACCACGCGGGTTTCAGTGTTGAGAATCTTGTCCACCTTGCGCAGTGGAATGCCTTCAAACGAGGCCCAGCGCTGCGGGGTGCCAAATTGGTTCGCGCCGGATTCGAGGGCCAGCGCGGTGACGCTCTTCTCCATCGCCAAGCGGCGCAGGAGCGAGAAGACCGAGCGGTTCATGTAGAACGCCGGGCGCACGTTGCTGAAGTTCGGCAGGCGATCGATGGCGCGCAGCATCATATGCAGGATGTTGGTGCTCACCGCCGTAGTGGCCTGGGTGCCCGACATGGCCGCAAAGGTCGATGAGTCCAGGTTGCAGATGCGAACGACATAGCGCCAATCCTTGACCGCCAAGCCATTCTTCCACTGGTAGTGATTCTGGTAAGCCTTGAACGGGTTGCCGTTGGCATCGTAGATGGTCAGGAGGCCGTCATCCTCTGAGATGAGACCAGCCTGAGACCCCTTCGGGAACGGGCAGAAGACAGTGTTCTCGCCCCAGGCAACCAGCCAAATTGAAGTGTTTGCGGAAGCTGTGCCGCCGGCGTCGAGGATATTCGCTGCATTGCCAGCGCCAGAGATCGCGCCGTAACGACCTGCGAGGCCAAGATATTGACGCGGATCACTGGTCGGGTTCCCGTAGATCATCGTCTGGGTCTGCAACTGATTCATCGCCTCGATAAAAGAAGAATCCTCCGAGAGACGGAAGGCTTCCGTGTTGCCGTTAAGCTCGGCGATGTCCTTGTCGAGGGCCGCATACGCTTCGAGCATCCCGACAGAGTCGTCCACGGTGGCCGTGGTGCTCTTCGAGCGCGGCACACCCTGATTGACCGAGCGCCAATAAGCGGTCGGCAAGCCGGTGCGGATGATGGAACGGTGGCCAGTGGGCAGATTGCCCTCGATGAAGACCGCATCCTCCAGGATTTCGTTGGATTGACTCAACAGTTCGGCGACCTTCGGGACAGTGCCATCCGGCGCTATACGCTTTGCCCAGTCCGCCAGCGTCAACTGGCCTGTTGTGAGAGTTGCCATATCGGTATTCTCCTTACTTCATGTTGCTGTTAGGGTAGAAGGACTTGGCCGACGGGGTGGTTGAGCCGCCGCCGGAGACGAACGTGTCCTCACCGATTGCCTTACCGGCTCTGTACATCATCCGGATGACTTCCGGGTGATTCCCGAGACCGGTCGAGACCAAAAGCTGGTTCAGTTCAGGCGACCCGAAAGTATCGAGCGCCTTCTTCGCGACTCCCAGGTTCTGCTCCAGCTTCTCGCCGCCGAACTCCTTGTCCGACTTCGAGGCTTCAAACCAGTCCTTGCGAATCGCTGCAACCTGCTCGGTCTGACGCTCCGCAATCGCGGGAGCCATCTTGTCGAGCAGCTTCTGAGCCGTCTCCTGAGTCAGATTCGAGTCCTTGGCCGCCGCTTCGAACGCCGTGAGGAGATTCGAGTCGTACTCCTTGCCTTCAGGAGCCGTGAACTCGTACTTCTCGGGTGCGCCTTCGGCCGGCTTGGCGTCGGTCTCCGCAGGCTTAGGCTCCGCTGGAGTCTCGGCCGGCGCTGTCTCAGTTGATTGCTGTGTGGTCTCTGTTCCAGCCGCTTCGTTGCCCAGCAACGTGGTAGCGACCGCCTCTGTCGTTGAGGTTGCGGCTTCAGTTGGATTTTGTGCCGTTTCCGTCACCGTTGCTTCTACTGGCATCGTTCTGCTCCTTTACCATTACCGGGTACAGCTCAGGGCACGTTTTGTGGATCAGGTCCAGGACGCGGTTTCCGTAATTTCGATTGCCCTCGTTGAATGCCATCCGCATGGCGTTTGGATCAAACGAGAGCCGGAAGACACCGGCCTGTTCCAGAAGACGCCAGATGATCCGGCGCCCACGCTTCGAGCCCATCAGCCACTTCAGGTCCAGCTCTTCAACCTCATTGGCCAGTCGCTTGCGGGTCGCATCATCTTCCCGGCTTCGCTCCTGGCCTCGGAGATCGGTTGGATCGTAACTGTTCATATTCACATCCTGTTGCCACTTGCGAGGATTATGGGTATCGCTATCAGTCATGCTGTTACCTAAGGCGTGCCGTAGCCGCTGAATTGGTTCATCATGTCGTTGAGCGCGTTGGGCTGGCCGCCGGTGGGCGCTTGCGCGAGGTTCTTGGCCGTCTGCGACTGCTGCTGCAGCATCTCCGACTGCTGCTGCGCTGCCTGCGCCTTGGCGCGTGCCTGACGGATGATCGCCACCTGGTCGCTGGCCACAATCAGGTTCGGATCGACGCCCAGCATGTCGCTGTACACGTCGGCCCACTTGTCGGGATCGAAGTTGTCGAGCACTTCCGGCTTCATCTGCGCCACCGTGCCCATCGACTGTACGAAGCGGTCCACGCTGTTGGTGCCGATGGCGCGCTGCGCCTGGGCGAGCATGGAGATGAACTCGACATTCAGCGACTGACCCTGCATATCGGGCGGAGCGGGCGGCACGATCCCGGCCTCCAGCATATGCGTGAAAGTCGTCTCCACCAGGGGATAGAGCAGCTCGTTATTCAGCCGCTCCAGCACCGGCCCGATCATGAGCATCTTCTCTTCGTGGCGCTCGGCGACTTCGGTTGCGGTCATTTGGAGGTTGGTCGCATTGTCGAGCATCATGAACAGGTCAGCGAAGAAGGCGCCATTAATGCGCTCTCGGCAGTCGCGGATGTCGTCGAGCAGGTTACTCAGATTCAGGTTCACGTCGAACATCGACTTGATGGCCGATCCGCCAGGCCCAGGATCCATGTAAGTGACCCCGCCCGGCAGCCGGTTCACGTCCTGGTTCTTCATCGACGTGGGAAGCTGGAGCGGTGGGTTGGTCTGGTAGTCGATGGCGTTGGCCTTGCGAAGCTGCTCGTGCTGGAGCTGCTTGATATCGCCGAGCGCCTCCATGCCCGGCGAGTTGCCGTAGATGTCGCCCCCGGCCACACCCCAGCGCGGGCAGACCGCGGGGAACTGCTTGAAGCCGCTCTCGCGCAGCACCTTATCTGAATCGCCGCCGAGTTCGAAGTAAAGCGAAGACCACGCCATGTTTTTGGAGTTGGCCAACTTGGCGTCCCGGTCGCCGCGCGGCTCAATCGCGTGAATGACCGGAATCCACTTGTCTAGACCCTTGCCTTCGTCGTACAGGACGCGCACGACCGAGGAGCAGTTCTTGTAGCCAAACTCCTTCACCATCGCCGAGACGGGCATTTCAAACTCGCGGTAGAGCGTGCAGACGTGCCCCTGCGCGTCGGTGGCAATGGCGTACTCGCCGATGGTGAGCGGGTACTGGTGGATGACGGTGTTGAAGTCGGGCAGGATGACGGAGGCCGCGGTGCCGAATGCGCCCATCTCCTCGTACATCTGGTGCAGCGCCCGGTAGGTGTTCGACTTCTGGAAGACCAGGTGCATCCGCTTGGTCACGTCATCGAGCCAGAGCTTGACGGGCTGATAGGTGTTCATGTCCGG